CATTTTTTAGTTCTAAGTTATGACTAAGTTGTGAGCAAGTCGGTCTCAAAACGCACGCAAAACGCACGCAAAACGCACGCAAAACGCACGCAAGTTAAGTTTAAATCATGCCAAAAATTTTGAGCACAAGCACGATAATACCCACAGTATAAAGCCCAACCTTATTTAGCAAATTGTAAAGGATTGCCGTTATCATCACTGTTCCTCCTTAGAATCTGTGCCGGGGTCCTCATTTGCAAAGCCCTGATTGTGCAGATATTCATCCGCAGCGATCGCCGCGCCGGTGAAGCTGTTGTTCTTCCAGAAATTCACAATTCCCACAACAATTGAGGCAACAACGCTCATTATCATATAGAGCTCCTCGTTATCGATATGTATCGGGGGCTTGCCGACAGCAGTGAGGATCATATTTACGACGGTAATTACCATCAGTGCAAATCTAACCCACGTACTCGCCTTAACATTGCCGATGTTTCCGAAAATGTCCTTTAACTTGTTCATAAATTATTCCTCCTCTATTATATCGAGCCCATAAGCGACAGCTGCTTCGTGCTCTATTTTACAGCCACGCGCGCTTTCCCAGCCTTTGCAAAAAAACGCAGCATGGCAAAGCGACATATTTTCGAGTGATTTTGCCAAAAAGCAGAGCGGTATATTTTCCACGCCTCTCTTTTTCATATTTTCGCTACTATACCATTCATCCGTAAACAAAGTGTTTACTATTTCATACCCTTTGGCTTTGAGTGCTCTTATGGCGCGTTCTCTCGTCGCCTTTATCTCGGCTTCTGACAGACCGCGCATCGGCTGTGACAACATCGCTTTTTTCATAAAGACACCTCCTTATCTCAGTATGTATGCAATAAAAGCTCCCGCGAGCGCGCCGATGATTGCTATAATAAGGCTTTCCCAACGCTTTCCCGGTTTGCTTTTAAGGCTCTCAATTGACTCACGCACACGGCCAAGCTCATAAAGCATATTGTCGAGTTTTTCGGTGATTTTTGCCTGATTGACATCGGCCTTATTTGCACGGTGGTAGAGATTTTTTATGTCCTCTTCACATTTGGTTATACGCGCCTCGATAGACTCTATATCCATATCAGATTCCCTCCAAACTTGATACGGCCACCCACGACATTATGTCGCTGAGCAATGCTTCCCGCACGTCGGCATTTATTTGTATTTTCGAGACCACATGCTTCTTCGGAGCAAGCTGTTTTTTGGGTATCGTCCGTCCCCTCGTCGCCGTGAGGCCACCATATACCGCTCCTGGTTTTATAGTGACGGTACTGCCCGGAGCAATTTCGGCAGTTGCAGAGGTTACGACCGTGAGATCCTTGAGGTATACCCAACTGTTGATCTCCTTCAGCAAGGCGCGTCCAGTTCGGGTATCAATGTTCTTTACCGTGTGTTTCTGCAATTTCACCCACTCGGGAATCCTCTGGCCGGTCGCATATGTTTTCCCAATAATCTTGACTGTATCGCCGCAGTGTATGCCACCGGCCGCAGCGTCCGTATGTGTTACGCTTTTCTTTATGAGATTGTATCTGCCTGCTATTGCGCTTGCGATAGCTTCCCCGCATTTGCGCTGTCCCGCCTCATCTTCGACATGGCGACGATCCGAATCAGTGTCAATAAACACCGTTTCGATAAGCACCGCCTGGCATTTGCATTCCCTTACAAAGCAAAAATAGTCTCTCCTACGGTCATTGAGTCTGACCTTTGCACCGCGATCCTTTATCCCGAAAGTTTTCGCTATGCTTTTGCTGATTGCTGCTGCCAATGCCTGTCCTGCGGTATTGGTATATTTATAATAGACTTCGCTGCCGGTGCCGTGCGAAGCATTTAAATGCACTTCCAGAGCCAAATCATAGCCACCCTTGTTTACCTTTGACACACGATTGGTTAAGTACAAATCGCCGTCATAGTTTATGAGATCGACTGTGCAATACTCACGCAGTGCCTCTGCCGCAAATTTGCCAATCTTGCGGGCAATCTTGAACTCGTGGAAACCACCGCCAGTGGCGCCGCTGTCATACCCACCACGCGCCGATTTTCCGTGTCCTATCGAAATACAGATTTTCATATTTATACCTCCTCAGCTTTAATGCACTTGTTTTCCCACTTTTTGTAGGCGTCCAAATAGAGTTCCTGCTTGTCCCCGTTGTATGTTATCTCATAGTACATACCGTCAAAAAGCGTTGTGCTCGCCAAAGCCTTGCTGTTCTGTAAGGTTTTACACAACCACACAATAAAAACATCGTTTTCCGTGATTTCCTTGCAATCGCTTTTATCTAAATGAGCGTTTGCATACTCTGCAACGATACGCTTAATTAAACTTACAAACTGCTCCGTATTCATTTCAAATCACCTCCTCGAAGTAAATGCCCACAAGTTGCGACGGAAGATACTGTAAAATCGTACCTTGACCGTTGCTGTCGTCTCTTGTGCATCTGTAAATTTTGCCGCCGTCGAGATAGTATTTATCTTTAAAATACCTCATGCCAGCCGCCGCTGTAATAGGATTATCAATTGTGCCGTCCTCGTCGACCGTCACACGCTCCCAGTGTGCGGGAGTTGCGCTCGGTAGCCATGTGGGACTGGCGGATATCGCATTGTAGCAACGGTAGAGTTTCCCGCCGTCGCGCACCCTGTCGCCGACAGAATAATCTTTTTCGCCGCTCCACGGTTCAAATAGGCTGATACTTGTCAGAGCTTCGGCGTTTGTCAGCTTCGCGGCGGCTCTTGTTATCATCTCGCGGAAGCGTTTTGCCTGCGTCCGTGTCATATATCCGCACCCCCTGTGATAATATTCAGCGCCTCGTCCGCCGATATGTCCTCGGGCGGCTCGGCGGCTGTCCAGATTTGCTTTATCTGGGATTCAGTCTCCGTCCACGACTCGGTGTAATACCCGCCGTCGGACGGATAATCAGCCGTGATTATCGGCTTGTATCCGTACTGCAAAAGCAAATTGGGGTCAGTAGTAAAAACATCGCCATTTTCTGTTTTTATCGGTCGCGGCGCACCGTGCAGAGCACCGCCGACCAGTTTTCCGTATATCATATTTTCACCCCCATGTGAAGCTGCCCGCGCCCTGATTATAGAGCGCCGTTTTGCCTATAAGATCATAAAGGCACGGCACACCGTTTGCATCGAGACAAGGGACAAGCTGTTGGGCGTTGCCATCTGTGTAGCTATATAACTGCATAATAGCCTTATTGCCCGTCCAGTTATTGTTGCCGATATCAAATATTAATCCATTTGTCGGCGTCTCGAAGTCGGCGACATCGCTCCAAGATTTTTTTAAAATATCATTAACCCATACACCAGCTTTGTTCATTCGGATTTTTGTTCGTTCCGATATTAAAGTCATCGTAAAACGGTGCTGTCGATATTCGGAAAAGTCGCCGGCGAAATAACCTGAACCCCCATCTTGAAATAGCGCAAGATTATTTTTCGATGCACTTTCGCGCGAACCGAATATACCTGCGTTCCTGTTTTTTGTACCAACTATCATAAAGTCTATAGTGATATCAGAATCCTGCGTTAGCTTGCGTCCAGTGTCGATATACTGAGTGCCCGACGATTGGATATATTTCAATGCCGTATAGCCCTCCGGTAGTCCGCTCTGCGCCTGCGCCTTTTGCCATATAAATCTGCGCCTGTTCAAGTGCCCTCACCGACTTTCTGCGCCGCCAAAATTTTGTCTTTAAAGCTCAGCTCCCATGTTTCGCCGTTTTTAAAATCCGGCGCAGTGCCGATATATCCGGTGCCCGCGGGCAGAGTGACCGTTATATCGCCGCTCGCAGCAAAGGTCAGGCGCATCCAAGATTCGAAATCACCTACCGGATAGCTTAGCTTTAAGGTCGTGACATCTGTAAGACGGTACTCGGTATTGTCAGCAAGGGTTATATATGGACCCTCAGAGATTTTTTGAGCGATTATGGGTTTGTTATTATAATAAAGAACTCCATTAGAGTCGGAAAGACCATCAAGTACGGACTTATTACTATGCTCGTGGGCTTTCTCAACCGCAGGATAAACCAAACTGTTAAGAATTGTCTGTAAACTTAATGATTGTGCAGAGCTGTCGGCAGATATCTTGGCTTTAATACTGTCTGCTTCAAGTGGTTCCACATAGCAATCCCACGTATCTGTGTTATCGACATATACATAAAAGACCGCATTGGCAAAAACTAAGAACTCATAATCGGTTTCTGTGGCAATCCCGAGAGGAATTAAAAATGTGTTATTCTCATTCGTAACCGTGAAAGCAATCAAAACTTGCTTGCCCGCCTTATAAGCTGCATCTATTTGCTCGTAGGTCTTATTGTGGGAAGTAATTGTATATCCATCTGCCCCGCTTTGCGCCTGCACATTAACAATAAAAAGTTCCGATGCCCCATCCTTACCAGGCTTGCCTTTGTCTCCCTTTGCTCCCGGATCACCCTTCGGTCCCTTTATATTAACCGCCGCGGGATTGTCCTTGCCGTCCGAGTTCGACCATGAAAGAACCCCTTCGTCGCTGACGCTGGGCGTAAATGTCGTTCCGTCTTTCAGCGCGGATGCCTTTTTTATAGCTTTTTCCAGCGCTGTGTATTCATTTGTTGATTCAATCTCAGAGTCAGAATAGATGACATCTGCAACTATAATCTCAAAGCGCGGTGTTACGAGAATCTGACCCGAATTGCTCGTTAAGGTAATTTCACATGTCACAGTCCCAGTCGCAGCTATCGTCTGAGTTGTGATAATATATTCCAGCCTATCCTCGCACACAGTACAGCTGTTGAACATTACCTTACCGTCTGGCTTTTCCGCTCTCAGCACAGCCGATACAACATCGTTTAAGTCAAACGGTTTCGCCGCATAGGATAAGTAGATACAAACTTTTCTGCTGTCTGTGTCTGCTTTTTTCACATTCACCTGACCTTGCAGTCCTGTCTTCATAAGATTTAGCTTTATTCTGTGCTCTACACGTTCCATTCGGTTCACCTCTGATTTAAGTATAGCAAAAGGCGGGAAGTATTTCTCCCCGCCTCGCTGTCACTTTGTCATGTCTTTAATCCAACGCTGAAATGTCTTATCATCATACCCTATGTTCAACTCATAGAGCATTTGGCGCGTCCGGCGCATGCCCTCCGTATCATTGCTTTTGTACATTTCCTGATACTCAGATTTGAGGTCTTTTGTCAATGCCTGGCGGATTGTCTTATCCTCTTTGCCGTTTGCTCGCAGATATTCGACTATCTCTTTTGCGGACGAAACATCAGAGTTTTCAAGTGCCTTTTGGAGGTCTTTATACTCATAAAGTTTTTTCTCTTCGACCGCTTTATCCTGTTCTGCTTCGGGATCAAGCTCTGCGGCAATCTCATCTATCATCCTGTCCACTTCATCTTCATCGTACCCGCTCTCGAGCAAAGCTTCGAGCTTGCCGCTGAGTGCGCTGTCGTCTCCGTTGCTTTTTGCCTGCGCCGCAGCCGTCTGCATTGTCATATAGTTATTGATTGCTTTTATGACCGCGTTTGACGGATATCCTTCAGAAACCAGCTCTTCATATATTTTTTTATATTCTGAGATGTTTCCTCTTTCGCGCGCCTGTGCAGCCTGCGCGATTCGAGGTTCGGACTTCACCAGATTATTCTTAACACCGTTCTCGAGCTGCTGCGCGGTATAACCCTTTTTGATAAGCTTATCGTACTGCTTCTGATATTTTCCCTCGGCAATCGAATTGTATAACTTTCTGTATTCCGTGGAGCTTGCTTCCCTGCCGAGGTTGTCAGGAGAGAAGAAATTATACAAGCTTTCAAAAGTGCGCATCGTGTTCGCTATCGGCAGACCGCTGACCTTTGAAATTCCCTTTGCACTGCTCATCATCAGCTTCCAGATATCCGGATTTTTCTTCTCGCCGCTGAATACTTTCTGCCACGATTCGCAGGACTGAATTAGTTCTTCAATACCCTCGATATCCATGCGGCTCGCAGAATATCCGGACAAGATTGAGAGAATATCTCCGACATACGGCACGGCTGAAAACGGATTGATTCCGTCAAGCGTGTTGCCTCCGAATGCTTCAAGATAAAGCTCAAGCCATTTCTTCTCATCATCATCGTTGCGGAACGCATCTGCTATCGACGCTATTCCGGCAGTCAAGATACTTGTCGCGATATGCGCTACCGCAACACGAACTAATCGTTTTGCCATTGCCTTCTTTTTATCGGGCTTTGCGTTGTTGTAGTCATATGCCGCGGTATACAGCATATTGTATGAAATCGTCGGCTCGGCTTTAAAGGCGCTAAGCATCTTCGAGAAAGAACTCGTGCTGCGCATAAACTGGCTTCGATGCAGTATTGAATCAACAACCTGGGTTTTATCAACCACCTCGCTGAATCTGTCTGAAACTGCCTGCGTGAACTCTGCAGTTCCCTCTTCAAAGTCAGTTTTATCTCTTATTTCTGCTTTACACGCATTCCAGAGCACTCCCCATGTCAGCTCATCGCCGACTCCGGCCAACCACATAGACTTTTCGCGGATCTTATCGACGACCGTCTGCTGTCCGGTTATAAGCTGCTTCATCGTTATGCCCATACTCGTCTCATAGAATCCCCAGCTTTTCCATTTTGCAATCGGGCAATTGTCTATTGCCTCTTTGCTTGCCGGCTTTTGAAGAAGCCCTTTGAGCAGATATTTCAAATCCATAACGGCTGATGCTCTGAGATACGCCGTAGGCTGCTGAATGGCGACCCTGATGTTTGCTCCGACGGCGGCTACCTTGAAGTTTCGTATCAGTGCTTCCTCGCCCGCTCCCCCTGCATATTTATTGTCTGCACTGCCGTTAATATCAAGAATTAACTTTTCGAAATATGCTTTCGCATCATTGCCGAAAGCTCTTTCTATAGACTGCTTCGTGCCGGATATGGCTATATATCCGTCGTCCTTTTCCTCGAAGCTCAGGGCATTATACCATTTCATCGCGTCGGTTACCGGCACCGCATATGCCGAATATGCACTCATTTCGGTGATGTGCTTTGTAAAGGTATCGAAAGCACCCTTAATAAACAGTCCGTTACTTGCATTTCGCTGGACGCTCTTTGTCGCGCCGATGTTGACAAGCTTATAGAAATTGCTCTGAGTCTGAACCGCCCCGTCCTCCGCGTTCATCGTCCGCACGGAGTTTTTGTTGACCTGTATCGGCCAGTAATGCTCTTCGGTAAACTTTCTGTAACCGTACAGTGTCATTGACGCTTTGTTGCCCCAATCAGCAACATTTCCGCTCAAGAAGCCCTGCATTTTCTCTGCAACCTGCTTTTGCCTCGGAGTCAGAGAGTCGATTATCTTTCCAAGGTCTTCCACTGTCACCTGCACAGCCTTAGCATATGTTTCTTCGCCCTTTCCGAACTGCTCCTTGATTCGCGCCTTTGTCTCCTGTCTCGAAGTGTCCAAAGGACGGATTCCGCCGAGAAGAAGATGATCCCGCGCCTGCTCTCGCTTGGAGAGGTTATACAGTTCCATCACCTGCGAGACCGTCAATGTCAGTTCTCCGCCTTCGACCTTAAAGGTATGCTTTGAGTGCTCCCAGTCTTGTATTTCCTTCTGGCTGACGGTTGCTTCCATAAATTTATTTGATTCAGCAAGCATGTTGATCTGTTCATCTTTTCCGGAACGAATGGATTTGAAAACTGTCTCTGCTGCCGGTCCGAGCTGGTGAAAGAAGCTGAAAGAGTTAAGCATATTTACATTCAGCTGCTTATACCCAACCTTTACCTTGTCCTTGAAGCTCTTGCGGCTGTCCATCTCATGCACGCTCGCGTCGGCAATTGCCTGAACCGTTCCATAGCGGCTGTTTGCAAGCAATTCGTTTGCTCTCGTTATTCCGCCCTTTATCTGCTGCATAACAGTTTCAAGCTCGGCAAGCCCCTGCGCATCCATATCCTTTATGGAACTGCCCTTATACACTTCAAGCAGCGTTGTCATCATCGGCATAAGATCCGGGTCGAGGTCTGCCAGGAACTGCTGATACTGAGGGTCATTTCCCTGCTGCATTTTGCGCAATTCTCCCTGCAGCTCCGACATTGATTTGCGCCACTCAAACGCATCTTTTGACTGACTGTTCCCGTAGACATCAAGAGATACCAGGAACTCTCCGAGAGCCGAACGCAGAGCTTCCGGCACATGCTGAGTCTTGTTCGGGTTCTGCAGGAACCTGTTAAGAGTCTTCGCAGTTCTCTCAATGCTCCGTTTACTCTTTGCAATAGCATCTTTGCGCAGCCATTCGCGGCGATCCTCGAATGTGCGTTGTTCATAGAGCGCCTTTTGCTTTATGAGTTCCTCAGAAAGCTTATGTCGCTTAGCGGCTTCCTGCTCTTTGATTTTTTCAATGCGTTTGTCGTATCTGTCGCGGTATTCTTTCTCAATCTTCTGCCGCAGCGTCTTGAGCTCCGGAATGTCGTAATACTCTTCATACAGCCGCATTGCAAGGTCATAGCTCGCCGTGTCTATATCCATGTCGAAAGAACCGTCGTAGAACGGATTTTCATAGAACGGTTTTATGGTGTCGAGTGCATTTACGAGCGTCTGCACCTGCTCAAGCTCGTGCGTATCCGGTTCAAAGAACTCCGGCCAAAGTTCGGACATCTCGCCCCAAAGAGAATCAAGCGTACTGCCTTCCTCGGAAAGCCTTATCTTTCCGAAGTTCTTCCTTCTGAACTTATCATAGCTCCCGTAATAGTAGGCAATCTCTTTTTTCTGCTGCTCGCTGAGTTTTATTTTCGTGCCCTTGGCATATTCACGCAGCGCACTGTACTGTTCGGACATATCTGTATTCAGCACTGCGCTCTCTTCGAGCACCGCCTTGGCAACCTCCGCAGTCCTCGCGATAACTTCATCATAAGTTATGCCGTCGTCCATATTGGCAAGTGCTTCAAAGATATTCTTGAGATTTTGCGTCAGCGTTTCGGCATTATACTTGCTGCTGTATTCCTTGAGCACTTTTTTTGAAAGTCTGCGTATTGCCCGCTCATCAAGCTCTTTCCTGTTTATTCCGAGGCGCCACTCGAGCTCTCGCTTGTATTCGCGCAGAGCTTTGTTCTCCTGCATGAGCTTCTTGTTTTGCTCATCTATTGAGGAAGTGTTTTTGAGAGAATAACGGAACTGAGCTATCGAAGATACATATGGAGCCGTACCATCTGCAAAATATTTTTTTATGTCATTGATTACCTTGCTCGCTCTGGTTCCTTTCGGGTACTCCACGCTATGCAGAGTGTTTCCGTTATTATCGTCAATATCAAGTATTACTTCGCCTCGCGCTCGGGATATGTAATCATCAAGAGCCTCAAACTGGCTTGCAGTCGGCAAAACAGAAAGATTTATTCCGTTACTTTCGGGCATGATTCGTATATTTCCTTGATTCATATACTCAATCATTGCCTCTGTTCCGGAGATGTCGCTATCAAGCATTATTTCGCTTATATCTCTGTGATCTAATGTTCTATATCCTCCCGGAGCACCCTGATTCTTTCCCGAAAAATCAAGTTTCTTTCCGCTTTTTGTTAAATAACCGGTTTCTTTCCACGAGTAGGTTCTGCCAAAGTATTCGAGTGCTGCCTTATCGAGATTCTTTGAAGTATCCTCATTCTCAGTATTCTTAAGTGAAAACTTAGTATCATCTTTAACTTTTTCGGATATACTTTTACTGGTAGCATTTTGTTGAGCTTTTTCAAAAGCAATCTGCATAGCGGTTTTTTCAGATTTTTTATCACTAAAACTGATTTTACCGTTGACATCTTTCTCAACATATGTTACCATACCGATAGAACCATACTTGGTTACCCCCGCCGGCAATTGGAGCCTCAGGGCTTGAAACCAAGTATCGGTTCTTTTTTTATTGGGATCGATATAGAGTATATCGCTCTGTCTTATGAAATTCTGTAAAGAATCCTTAGAATACGCGCTCGCGACCTTCACAAAGTTTTCAACTCTTCCGTTAGGTTTGAGTTCCAAAGCCGCCACAATAGGATGCCCGTTTTCGTCATACAGTTCGCCCAAAACAACAACACGGTTAGTTGACGTCATGGACTGCGTTATCAAAACTGGATTTTCAAGCACGTTGGGAACCTGCTTTATTATGCTGTCGGTCATAGTCGGATGCTTTTTCTTTATCGCTTTTATTTTCGACTTATCCCAATATATTTCAGCCGGATTTATTCCGATACTTTGTAATGGTTCTGACGTTGTGCCAAGGAAGAAGTATCCTCCGATTTCGTTCTTGTTCCATTCGTCATAACGGTGTGCAAACTCCGGATTTATGCTGTATTTCACATCGTTTGTTTTATAGGTTTTTTCGCTCTTATTTTCCTTTGCGTCCTCAAGAGCTGATTTGAACATGCCGCTGATTTTTTCCAGTGCCTCCGCATCTCCCTCAAGTGCTCTGACCTCCGGGCTTTTCAGTCCGATAGCAGTCAGGGCTTTTTCTATGCTTTCGAGGAAGCCTCTTATCCAGCTCTGTATTTTTACAGCAAGAGGTCTGTTCTCATTGACAAGCTCTCTGATAGTTTTCTCGTCGAACACATCGAACATGCTCTCGGCAACGATTTCCGCCTCTATGTCCGCTTTTCCGAAACCTTCGTAAAGCTTCTGCAGCTCTTTCACTCTGCCCTCATAGTCATAGTTTTCGCTTTCTTTGAGCTTGCCTATGACATATTCGCGCAGCTCGCCTGCGGCCGTCGAGTTCCAGTCCTCGATATAATGATACAGTTCATGTCCGGCAGTTCTGAGATATGCGTTTTCCTCCGCATCGAGCGCTATTTTTATTCTGCCGGTCTTGGGATCGTACTCGCCGTTCGCCATTCCGTCTGCAAGCGTGTCGCACACTTCAACGACAAAGCCGTATTTTTTTGCAAGAGCCTCAAGGACATATACCGAACCCGCCTGCTCCGAGTTGAGCTTCTTTGTATAGTTCCTCAGCAGACCTCCGTTCTTTTCTGCCCTCTTTTCCTCTTTCGCGCTGTAATGCTTCGGCGCATTATTTTTTTCATTAACGCCGGCATAATACGCCTGTCTGAGCTGACTTTCTTCAAGCCCTGCGTATTTATTTGCATTCGACTGCAAAACGCTGTCAAAGTCCTGCCCGAGCTGACCGGCGCGGCGGAAGTCAAGAAACGCATTCATATATTCGCTTGCCGAATCGCCCTGTTTATATCCTGAAATAAAGGCCCGTGCCGTGTCGGTGCTGTCAAAGCCCTGTGCAACATTGTACAAAGCTTCGGTCTCGCGGCTGTCAAACCGCACATCGCTCAGCGCAACGCTGCCGCCGTCCTGCGTTTTTACATACATCTGCGCCCGGTTTCCGTCCTTTTCGATACGGTCTATGCCGTTGATTGTTACGCTCTGTCCGTCAATCGTTGCCGGAACAGCGTTGACATAACTTTTCTTTTGTGATATATTGTTATCGGAAGGGGCGAACGCATGGGGCGCCTGGGACGTAAGCTGCGGGTCTTCGGACATGTTCAGCACTTGCGAGACCCCTTCTGCTTTTTCTTTATAAGCACTGATAACGCGGAGTGTCTTTGCTTTTGAGTCCGGCACCGCTTCAACCACATAATAGTTGCCGTTAACACGCTTCGAATATATAACCTTTGCGGCGGGCGTGTTATCCGAATTCATATATTTGGTATATACTTTGTCTGCGGTTCCCTTTTCGATATCATCATAGTTGTCGAGAACATACTCTATTCGCGCAAGATCTTCGACATCAGACATTGAATGATCCGAGACTCCGTTCTCCCCATGATCTTTTTCAATATGTTCTACAGCGTTTCCGTCCATACTGCGTTTATACTCACTGGTATCTATACCGGTGAGTTTTTTTATGTCATGGACTTCGCGCTCCGTAACACCTGTAAGATCTATATGCACCTTATTGGCGGCTTCCTTATTTTTAAAGTTTCTGACTTTATTTACAAAGTCAACGATCTTCGGATTTACCGCCTTTTTATATTCCTGCTTTATTGTCTCTATGTCCTTCTTTAACGACATCTGAGAGCCTTCCACGGCATCTGATGTACTGTTTTTTATCTCAGCAGCCACGTTCTGAGCGTTCTCAGAGCCACGGAAAAGCCGTTTTTCTGCGCGGGTAAGTTTATCACCCTCAGCCTGTTTCTGCACCACAGCGGACAATCTGACAGCGTCCTGCGTGTTCTCGCCGAGGCTTTCAAGCCGCTGCGCAATCTGCGTCTGCTCTCCGCCTGCAAAACCTGCAACTGTCTTTCCCGTGATGTTCGTACCCTGTTTTCTGTGGTTGAGGTATCCGAGCCCGGAACCCACTACACCAAAGCCGGCGCCCATAAGCGCTCCGCCCGCTCCCGCTTCGACGACTTGCAGTGCGAGATCTCCGGCAACCTTTTTCTTTGCTTCCGCCTCGCTCAAGCCCTGTTTCTCATATGCGGCTATCATGAGCTTATAATTGGAAATATCGCCGTTTGCTATGGTATCATAGGCTATGTTTGCTATTTCCGTTGCGGCCTCTTCCGAAAAGTTTACCCCGGTCGATTTGAGTATGTTCATCGCGACATCGCGCATACTTCTCGGGTCAACCTCTTTGAGCTTGTTGAAATTACCTATCGAAACTTTTTCGAAGAGACCTTCAAATATGCCGGAAACAGCTCCGCCGATAACCGCTTGGTCGTCGTTGCCGCCGCGAGCTTTTATATCACGCATTGTTGAGTTCGCAGCAGAAAGACCGAGTATTCCGCCGCCGACAGCTTCGGCAACTTTCCCCGCTGCTTTTATTCCCGCTCCGGTATTCGCAAGTGCTCCGCCGACAAGATTGCCCGCGGCTGCAGATGCAGCCGAATCGAGCGCGGACATTCCTGTTCCGTATAAGAAGTCAAAGGCATCCCAGTCGCCAAGCTTCCAGTCATGCTCATCCATAACCGCTCCGCGTGCCGTATCGCTTAACTGACTTGCTATTCCGGCGTCTCTGTTATAGTCTACAGGCGCATAACTGCCGGTAAGCTTTCTTCCGACCTGCTGAGCGGCAGCGTCAAGATATCCCGCTCCACTGCTTGTTAAATTCACCGGCACACTCAGTGCGCTGGCAAGCACCTGATGGTCTGCACTGAAGTCACGAACCGCATCTTGTACCTGCTCATTCTTGCGGCGGTTATATTCATACGCATAATAGTTTTCAAGCTCATCGGGATTTATGCCCTTTGCTCGAACCTTGTCCTCTATTTCCTTGAGCCTCTGATTATATTCATAGACATTCTTGTTGTTTCCGCTCGTGCCGACTGACTCTTCGAGCTTTATTCTGTCCTTGAGTTCGGGAATAGATTGTATTTCCTTGAGCGTTGCCTCGTCGAACTGGCTGAGTTTTTCGGATATATCCCTGTTGTATAGTTCGTTTTCAAGGGCTGCCTTTTCTTCTTTTCGTGCATTGAAATCTGTCGTTGACTCTTTAGCTTTTTTCCTGCGATTTTCATACTCCTCAAGATCTCCGGTGCGGAGAGCTACACCTGCAGCCAGATTATTTACTATTTTGCTGCCCCATGTTTTAAGTCTTTCCTTCGTAAAATCCTTATCAACTTCTTCAAGGCGAGCTTTTATGTCTGTATCAGTTGCACTGCTGAGAACATCCGGATTGCTAAAGTTTGAGTAATAGTTTGATTCATCCTCCAAGCTCTTAGACATTTCTCGCAAAGCACTTGTATATTTTTTATAATCAGACATAAAAGCATTATACTTTTCTTCTCCCAGTCTTTCCTTTTGACTATTGAGATACATTCTCACCTTGTAAGAATTATTAATGCTGTCGTTTATTCTTTTTGCTGAACTTCCGTTGTCCTTTCTCCAGTCGTTATAATTATGACGGTTCATTCGGTCATTGGCGGTGTTCAATGCCGAGCGTGATGAAGAAAACCAGTCGTTAACTTCATCCTCGCTCATTTCAATTTCATATTCTCTGTTTACGCGCTTTATTCTTTCGTCAATCGTTTCCGGCTTCCCGTACTCTTGATTAACTCTTGCTATTCTGTTGCTAATGCTTTCCATGATATACTCCTTTAGAATTGAAGTCCGTAATATATCGCAATCGCGTGAATATCCTCGTCACTCAAAGATCTATCCATAGCCATCTGTTTTCGAATATAATCGTCGTATGGCATCATTCCGTGTGTTGCTGGATTATATTCTTCTTCTGTAGGCTGTTTTCCTATGAAAATGCTTGCTTTTGCAACGCCGTTAAGATTTTGTTTTTTAGTTGTGGCAGTTTGTTTTCCTCCGCTCCCGCTCGACGAACCGCTATACCCGCTCCCGCCTGATGAGGACGATGAAGAGGTTGAATAGCTCTGAGCCTTGAGAGAGTCCATATATTTGTCATGCTCAAACTGCTGTTTTTTGAGATTATAATCCCTTGAGTCCTGCTGCTTGCCGTAGTCAAACTGTTTCTGCCAGTTGCTCTGCGCAAGCGCGTCCTGCTGCTTGCCGTAATCAAACTGCTGCTGCCAGTTGTTCTGTGCAAGCGCATCCTGCTCCTTTCCGTAGTCGAACTGCTGCTGCCAGTTATTCTGTGCAAGGGCGTCCTGCTCCTTCTGATAATCAAACTGATTCTGCCAGTTGCGCTGATTGACATAGTCCTGCATATACTGGCGGTTCTGCTCGCTCTGCCAATTCGACTGCTGCTGTGCGGCGTCTGCGCGTCCTGTATAATATTCAAGCTCATACTGCCACTGCGCAAGCTGATTGAGGTAACGGTTGTAATCACTTTCCGAGAGATACTGTGACTGGCTCTGTAGATAATTGAGTGTGTTATAGTAGTCGCTCAGCGTGTCCTGATATTTTTTATAGTCTGAATCGTCGAGGTTCTGCAGGACCTGCATATGCTGCAATTTATCGCTCTTGTCGTCACGATATTTGCTATATGCCCGGTCATACAGTGACGGAATGACATTGTTCAAATCGTTGAGGCTTGACTGGTATGCCTGGTTTCCGGCAGTCGAAGCATAAGAACTGCCGTAACCGCCGGTGAGCGCCGCGGCATTCCCCATAGTGTCCTGCATCGCCATCTTGCCCTGCTGAATATACTGATCCTTATACTGCTGATAGAGCGGATCGGCATTGAAATCATACTGAAAATCCTTGGTGTTTTCATAGTCTTTCAAAAGCCCCTGTATCTGGTCTGCATAGTTGCTCTGATAGTCCCCGGGCTTTGAGTTGTAATGGTTCTTCAGATTCTCCTGCGCCTGCTTAACTTCGTCGGATTCCTCATAGTCCTTCGGCTTGTTGAGCAGCGTTTTTATCGTGCCTATACCGTATCCGACTTGCTTCGCGGCGTTTATTCCCTGCTTTGCCATTCCACCGGCGAGCGCCGCCGCATTTCCGCCCTGCGCCACGGCGTATGACAGTTTGTCCTTTGATATGCCCTGCTGCTTTTTCTGCTTTTCAAGGTCTTTTGTCGTGTATGCCATTTGCTTTTACCTCCTCAGATCAGATAATTTATGTTCAGCGTATATGAAGTCAGATTGTATTTATAGGCTTTCGCTTCAAGATTGAAACACCAGTCAAGCACCACTCTTCCATCCGGAAATACCGACCACCGAACAAGGTTGGTATCGTTCGCCGCACAGATTGTAAATATCCTGCACTGCGGGTGCATATCCTCAGGCAACGTGCATATGGTTTTTCCGCCCGCCGTTATCCCCTGTACATCTCCGACGATATTGACCGAGTTTCCGAGTCTGCGTCCTTTGGGTGTCAGTCCATTCGCGCCCGGAGTTATTCCGTCCGTAAGCTCCAACTCCTGCCAGCCTGTGTCTTTCAGCGGAAAAGTTTGTTCTCCTGCCTGCAGTCCCTTTCTGAGGAGCAGCAGCATGTTGACGTCCATCGTATTGGCGAGTTCCGCAACCTTGCCGAAAGCTATTCCTTTGCCGCCGCGCAGGAAGTCCATCAGCACGAAGCTCGTCGAAAGCTCATAAACATATTCCGCGGAAGCAAGGCTATCGGTAACTTTGAATTTTATCTTATACGAGACATTCTCACTGAGACCGTCAAAGAGGATCGCCTGCACATCATTGCTCATCGCCGTCTCATCAGACCAGGCATCCATCGTATCTGTCTTGTAGCTTGCTTTGCAAACCGCTATATTCTTGCCTGACAACGCCGAGAAGCTATAGTTTACCTTTCCGGCCGCATATGTGCCCTTGTCGTTTTCCGTGCCGTCCTGCGTGCATCTGAAGCATGTTACCTCATTTATCATCGGACTGTCATACTTTTCAACCGATATGCTCGCCGTCTGACTGACTGTTCTGCCTCTGCTGTCTGTCGCCGTGACCGTAAAGTTCAGATCACCCGACAGATAGCAAGTGTAGGTATAAACTCCGCCGGTCTGATTTGACAGAACTGCACCGTTCACGGCAAATCGATAGTTCTTTATCGTTGAGCTGTATGCCCCCTGTGCAGCGGCAGTAATCCTGCATTTTGAATAGTCCTGCACATATATTCCCCATTCGGTCGGAACGCTGCCGTCTATGCGCTCTATTGTCAGTTCCGGCATTGTGGGTTTCACATTGTCCGGAACCGAAAAAGTGACAGTCTTCGTGTTCGTCTCAACGAGCGTCGTCGGGATCAGTCCTAACTTCTTGTATGTTTCAATCTTCAGCGTGCCGGTTCTGCTGCTTCCGCTCGTAATGGCATTAGCCCATTCGAGTGGGAACTCATATGCCGTCATAACTGCATTGTTTGTTGAAAAATACCCGCTCTCGTAGCTGTAATTGCCGCAGGTGAAATACATCTTATGGGTGTATGACTTCCCGTCATTCGCATCCTCGACTTCAACAAGAATATTACCAAGACCATTTATTTTGCTGACACCTACGGTGATATTCTTCGGATATGTTTTGATTGTTGTTATTGCCATTGTTTATTCCCTCCATATAAAGCTAAGATTGCCATTACTCCTGGGCGTGAACTCCCAGTTGCCTATCCTCAGTCGGTTAAGAACTTCGACATCCGTAACATAAAGGCAGCGGTTGGAGATATAGGCTATCTCCGTGCCGTTCTGTGTGAAGCTTAATTTTTCATTTGTCAGCATAGATTTGAACGGACTGTCCGCCTTGCCGAGCTCCATTCCCTCCGCCGTGAAGCGGAAATATGTTCTTATTAGCTCCTGGAACTCTTCGAGTCTGCCGTCAACCTCTGTTGTATAGAGATAATTCTGGTCGAAATTCAGCTGAATTTCTCTTGAAGTCTGTGTAACATAGGACTCGAGTGTTGCATTAAGCTCTGCAATTGACGCCTTCGCGCTAAGCTCTTCGCGCACCGTTGTCATTATGTTGTCATTGTTCTGCTCTATCTCGGTGTGAAATGTCTGATTTATCTCTTCCGCCTGCGCTATGATTTTATCGTTGAGCTCGTTATAATCAATCTTTCTGCCCGCTTCTAATTGCTTAACGGCGTCGCTCGCCAGCTCCGCCATTGACCGCGTCTGCTCCACCGTTTTCAGATAAACCGGCGAAAAATTGTCTCCGTCAAGATTGTTGAGAATATACCGAAGCTGTTCGTTAAGTTGATAGAGATAGCTTTGAGTTTTCTGATCTCCGCCAAGATTCGTCGGCAGATTCAGATTTAGCGTCGGCATCAGATTTCACTCCCTTGTTCCGTTACCTTTGCGATGCTGTACAAGATGAACTTGCCCCTGCCCCGCATTCGGATTCTCATGTGGTCGCAGCGCCTGACTATAATCGGAATAGTGATTGTGCGATTGTTTACAGCATCGATGTGCAGCACTTCCTCGTAATCGCCCATAGAGTCATACTGGATCTGCACCCGGAACTGCGCCCCGCGTTCGACGCTCAGGCGAAACTGCAGTTTTGAAATATATTTATTATCGGGGCTTGTCACTCCAATAGGTCCGCTTTCGGCCATCCATTCAACCGGCTTTTCGTCATACGTCTGATCTGTTACGCTGTATCGCGTCGTGCCGTGCATCGTCCACAGGCTGTTTCCAACCGTGAAATACAATTCCCCGTCCAGCGGCGCGAAAGCATCTATTTTCAGCCCGCTCTCCCTATGCCATATTTTTGTGCGCTCATCGTATGTGAACAGGCCGTATTTGCCGTTTTCGTCCGCCATTGACACATAATATTTGTTGTCAATCGCTCCTGCGACGGCGTTTCTGTATGCATTCGCGCCGAAGGACTCCGAAATATTGACCGGGGTTCCGCCGTCATAGGCGCATATGCCGTTTCGGCTCTTGTAGTATAGCGTCTCGTTACATAGCGCAAGGCTCCGTTCGCTGCCGTTCTGCACGCCTCTTATAGACTCGTTCGTAACCTGAAAATTTGAGGGCTTCGAGCCGTAGACCTTGTGGACGCAGTCCTCCTTGAAAAACAGGATATATCCCCGCATCGTAAACGCGCCAGTAAACTTACCGTGCGTTCCGACTGTCACGGCGTAACTGTCGCTCGCCAATCCGAGAAAACAATTCCAGTTAAATGGATCGCCTATTTTGCAGCAATATATCTCGTGCTTGTCGGAAGAACATCCCCAGATGCGGTTTTCGCTCTCGGTAACAAAATCCATGTCCGGCACGGTTCTTTTTACCGTCACCGCTTCCTGCTGACTTCATCTATGAATCCGGTCACGATTATGTAATCCTTGCTGACGGCATAGAGTATCATGTTTGTGTTGAACTGTTCGTCTTTGCAGCCGCTTATAGTCACTCCGTCATATTCCGAGAACCCTTCGCCTATTCCGGCCGAAGAGATTTTGACAAATGTCGTCGCCACCGCATTCCACATCTTTGTTGCTGCGGCATATATCTTGAGAGTATGCGGCTTTGAGGAAGTATCAAGCCAGCTGTCGCCGTTTGTCGGCTCTTCCGGCGCCGTGGCCGAGACTGTCGGGTTATAATCATCTCCGGTTACTCGCGTCAGCGTAAATGATACCGCCGCAGTTGTCGTAAACGATTTTTCCAAACTGCCTACGCCCTCGCTCACTTTCTCGGTGTTGATATATTTTTTGTCCGGCCATATGAGGACATACGCACCCATGCTCAGCATTTGTTTGCGGCTTTTCTCGACATCGCCGCTGACCTGATCGCCGTTGTAGAACACTTTGCCATTGTCCACCCAACACAGACCGTTGTTCACGCAAAAGCCGTCAAGGCGTGTGAAATCGCGAATTTTTTTCCGCTGCTCTCTCGGCGTCAGGGCAGGATAGCTGTCTGACGAAAGATTCTCTTCGTCGTAAAATTCATTGTCACTTATAACAAGGTCATGGTGATATCCTCCGAACGCGCTCATCATTTCCCTGTTTTTACTGACCGTGTTAAGAATAGGTAGTCTCATCGGTTCACCTCGCAAATATTCCGCCCGCCGGAGCCGCGTGCGTTCTGCTGTAATATCCCCAGTAGCCCTCGTATGCCTCGTTGAAAGCCATTGCCGAATTGTTGTATCGGTCGTATTCGGCGTTGAAGAAGTCAATTTTTGACATAAGCCAAAGAACATATAGGTTGCTGTAAGGCTCCGGCACAAGCAGTTCTGTGTTCGTGTCTGTGTCTTCATTATAGCCTTCAAACACCGTTGATTTCTCCCCGCTCTTCGCGTCTATCAGCTCTTTTACTATCTTCCCGTCAAGCTCGGAAAGCCACATTATTTTCTGTTCGTCCGAATACTGATTGGGCTTTAGCTCATCGGTCTGTCTTATTGCTTCGCATATTTTCATATAAACCTCCTGAAAGTAAAAGAGGGCGCAAAATGCGCCCTCTCGGTGTGTCTTTATCTCTCTTTGATATACTGCTCTACCAGCTTCTCAAGGCGCTGCTCCGCCAGCTGCTTCTGTCTGTCGGAATTGCGTATAACCTCTGCGACGCAGGCGGGCACTTCGACTTCTACGCCACGCTGGATCTGAAAATTCCTGCCGTTGACCGAAACAAACAGATCATCTTTGTATGCACCGTCGTCCTTAAAGAGAAAGATTTTCTCCGTGGGTTCTTTCTGCTCCTCGGGCGCAGCAGCCTCTTCGGTGGTTGTGGTCTCTTCGGGGGTTGCGTTCTCCTCGGGTGCAGCCGTCTCTTTGAGGATTGCGTTCTCCTCGGGTGTTGCAGTTTTTGTTCTTGCCATAAATATCTCCTTTCGGGCTCAGAGAGCAAAATGCCCTCTGAGCTTTTATCAGTTAGCTTTCGCAGTGGCCGAATACGCGGAGCAGGACTCGATACGCACCATGTACTCCTCAACCAGGCGCTTTGCGACCTCGGTCGCTTTCCAGCCGCAGGACGAACGCTGATTGAGCGGATCGTCGCCATAGCCGAGCTGCTTGACGATATGCTG